AGACGTGTGCTCTTCCGATCTGCATGCCTATTCCGCCGTAGCTGAGATCATGCGAAGCGTTTACCGAAGAGCTCGAGGCATTCAGAACGAGTATTGCACGCAGTTGCTTGATACGCTGCAGGGCATCGATAGTCGATGGTTGGGGTTCGTTGAGGATGCCGGGGACGTGCGTGACTTCATTCGTGAGGCCTTTGGCGAGGACACGGACAACGCTCGAGCGAAAGCGGCGTGGGAGGCATGGGAAAAGACAACGGACGCCATGCGTGAGCGGGCAATTCGTGCCGGCGCTCAGATCGGCAAGATCGATTATGGCTACATCCCGCAGTCTCATGATCTGTGGAAAATCCGCAAGGCAGGCAAGGATGCCTGGATCGATGAGATTTTTCCGCTGTTGGATCGTGAGCGCTTCACGAACGACAAGGGCGAGATGATGTCTGACGATGAGTTGCTGGTGCTTCTTGAGCACTCCTACGATGACATCATCACAAACGGTGTTGTGACTGACGACGTGACAGAGATTGCGAAGAATCTTCCCGCGACCAATGCGGCCAGATACAAGAAATACCCGCATCGAGTCCTTCACTTCAAGGATGCCGAAAGCTTCATTCGGTACGAGTCAAAGTTTGGGAACAGCAGTCTGACGGGTTCCCTGATGGGGCATATCGCCAAGATGAGCAATGACATTTCATTGCTTGAGTCGTTCGGGCCGAAGCCTCAGGCTACGTACACGATGCTAAAGGGCGTGGCGGACAACGTTGCGTCTCAAGCGCAGGGGACTGTCGGCAAGATCGATCTTCTGAAGAAGTATTCGGATCATCAGGGCTTGCTTGGTGCAACAGTCGACGACATCTGGAATGTCTTGAGCGGCGTGACCTCGCAGATCGAGATCAATCGAGACGGCGTGGCAAACTTCATGGCCGGTTGGCGCAACCTTGAGGTGGCGGGCAAACTTGGAAAGGCTTTCATTTCCTCGTTTTCGGATATCCCGTCGTACTTCGTGGCCAGTGGCTTCAATCGCCTCGGCTTCATGGACAGTCTGAAGTTCTTTGTGGCGGCTTATGGCTCTGACTGGAAGGAGTACGCGAATCGTGCTGGTTTCATTGCTGACAGCATCATCAGTGACTTCAACAGGTATGCCGCTGACAACATAGGTGAAGGATGGACTGCAAAGCTCGCCAATGCCACGATGAAGGCCTCGCTTCTCTCTGCGTTCACCGATGCGACGCGCCGAGCCATGTGCTTGAACATGATGGCCGGCATGGCGAAGATGCTCAAGAAGGACTGGGCGGATTTGGACGCATATGATAGAGCCAGGCTCGAGGAGGGCGGCATCTCTGAGCGTGACTTCGAGCTGTTGCAGATGGCCGGCACAGAGACTCACAGGGGCATAGAGTTCATCACCATCAGGCAGCTGAAAAGACTGAGCGAGGGTGCACTCAACGGAGCTACTCAGGAGGAGGTTGATATGCTTCCGAGCAAGTTGATCGGCTTCATCGTCAATGAGTCCGAGATGGCGTCGCTTGGTCCTGACCTCATTACCCGTGCTGAGACGACAGGCGGCTTCAAGCGAGGCACACTCAAGGGTGAGCTCTATCGATCCTTCTTCCTCTTCAAGTCTTTCCCGATTGCGATGATGGAGCGCCACTACCGTCGAGCGGCTTTCTTGGGCCAGTATGGCAATAGGGTCGACCAAGCATCCTACGCTGCCGGCATCTTCGTTGCGACTACCATCTTCGGTGCAATCTCACTGCAGGTGCAGAACCTTCTCAACGGTAAGGATCTGCAGGACATGGAGGTCTCGCTTCAGAACAAGGCTTTCTGGATGCAGGCGTTCACGAAGGGCGGCGGATTGGGTTTCCTTGGAGACTGGATCGTCAACGGCTTGAGTGAGGATGCGCGCTATGGTGCGATGTCCGGTCTTACCAACTTTGCAGGTCCGGTCGTCGGGACGGTGGTTGATGCGTCAGACTTGCTGACATCGATGGCCGGTAGCGCGATTTACGACAAGGAGACGAAGCCTGGGGCCCGCGCTGTCAGGCTTGTCAGGTCGCACACGCCTTTCGTCAATCTCTGGTACACATCGGCTGTGATTGATCGTGCATTCATGAACGAGGTTCAGGACTATCTGTCGCCCGGATATCTGCAGCGCATGGAAACCAAGATGAGACGGGGAACGGGACAGGGTTATTACTGGGGCAGGACGGAGATGGTTCCATCCAGAGCCCCAAGGGTCGTATCGCCTCCGCAAGACTAGTGCGCGTGTGTTCGCCCAATCATACGAAGATGGCTCCACTAAGGAGCCATTTTCTATGATCGAGTACGTCAAAAGATTAGCTGGGCCGTTCACGTCAGAGGGACAGTCGAGATTGCCTTTCGGCTTTCTCATCTTTGAAAAGACTGACGTGTATGTCGCCACGTCTGATGATCCTGAAGCGCAGGCAAGAATTCTTGTGTATGGGCAGGATTATTCAGTCGAGATGAATTCTGATCAGGCCGCGACGCCGGGTGGCACGGTTGTCTTGACTACGCCGATTGTCAAAGGGAACATCTTTGTAGTTGGGTCTGCCGTTGCCTACACGCAGAACATGCAGCTGACGAACTACTCGAGGTTCCCGCCTGAGATCATCAATGAGGCGATGGATCGAGTTGTTGTGCAGATCCAGCAGCTCGTAGAGCGCCTTGACCGCACTTTGTCAGTTCCGCCGACATCTGACAGTACTCCTGAACAGCTGATTGAGAAGCTTCTGTCCGCCCAAAATGATGCCCGACAGTTCGCCGATGCCGCCCAGAAGTCCGCCGAAGAGGCGAAGAAGTCCGAGGAGCAGACGAAGGAGTACGCCGAAGCGGCCACCGCCCTCGTCCCGATGAAGGCCGAGATCAAGACCGTGGCCGACAACATCGTGCCCGTTGTTGCAACTGGTACTGCAATTGAAGATGTAAAAACCGTTGCGTCGATCAAGCCTGAAGTGGTCGAGGTTGCGGGCAAGTCCTACGAAGTCACGAAGGTCGCGGAAAAAATCGCCGATGTTGTGACGGTGTCGAAGGGCATGCCATACGTTGAAACGGTCGCGACCGACCTTATTGGCAAGGTCGTAGGCAACGGAGATTACGACTGCGGCTCCACGACGGATGAGATCGTTGGCGATATCGAAGTTGTCAACGGAAACATCCACACGGTGGCGACCAACATCGATGACGTGAACAAGGTAGCCGACGCCATCGATCGTGGAGACCTTGAGACGGCGGTGAATGCTGTCGAGACAACGACTGAAAACGTTCGGCTGTCTCAAGCGGCGCAGAAGAGCGCGGAGGCCGCCAATGCGTCCGCGCTCGAGGCGCAAGCCGGTGCAGAGGCAAGTAATGCTCTCGCAAAGAAGTGGGCCACGCAGACGACGGCCCCGGTGGAAGGCGAGCTCTATGGCGCTAAGTATTACGCCGACCAGGCCGCGCAGTCTGAAAGCTCCACCAGTGGTCTCCTGCAGGAGGTGATGGACGCGACTGCGGCGGGCGTGAGGAACATTCAGTCTGTGGGCAGCACGCAGGTGACTGCGGTGCAGAATGCGGGCTCCACCACCATCGATCAGATTACGCAGGAAGGCTCCTCGCAGAAGTCGGTTGTGGCTGCCGAGGGCACCAAGCAGGTCGGTTTGGTGGTGAATGCCGGCACGACACAAGTTGCCGCCGTCAACGCGGCCGGCGCTACTCAAACGGCCAACGCAAAGGCGCAAGCTGATGCCGCAGCCAAGTCGGCTACCGCTGCATCGAGCGCGCAAAAGGCCGCCGAGACTGCGAAGGGGGGAGCCGATACGGCCAAGAGCGGTGCGGAGTCTGCAAAGACTGCGGCCGTGACGGCGCAAGGCAAAGCCGAGACTGCGGCAACCACTGCGACGAGCAAGGCGACCGAAGCCGGTACGAAGGCCGGTGAAGCGGCAAAGTCTGCGCAGGCCGCCGCAGAGTCTGCCAAGGTGGCCGCGTTCGCAGTGCGCCTCACGTCGACAAACATGATCGCCAACGGGACGGCCGCACTCACCACGCTCACGCCTTCCGCCAACGTGAAGGTCGGCGACACAGTGATCGATCCTGATGGTGAGGTCTTCCAGATCGCGTCGATCGCATCGAGCACGTTCACGGTTGGAGCGAGGCTTGCAAACGTTCGAGGTCCACAGGGACCGAAGGGCGAAACTGGCGCGGCCCTCGCGATCAAGGGTAGCTTCCCGTCCCTTGAGGAGCTGCAAGAGCAACATCCGACCGGAACGCTGGGCGACGCCTACATGGTCGGCTCGCGTCTCTACTCGTGGAGCGGAAGCGCTTGGGTCGACTGTGGCGACATCAAAGGCCCGAAGGGCGATCAGGGCATCCAGGGTGAGCGAGGTCCAACGGGGCCGGCGGGCACTACGACGTGGGCGGGCATTACCGGCAAACCGACACTAGGCGCGCTGTCCGCCAGGGACAAGATAACGATCGCCGACTTTGATGGCGACATTGATTTAGGGAGCACGACGTAATGGCTACGAAACCGACACGATTCGCTCAGATGGGCGATACGACAGAGAAGGTCAAGGCCTACACAGGCATTCCGAAGCAACTTGTGGTGGACACGTCCAAGTGGAAGATCCACCTGATGGACGGTTCCACACCGGGCGGCTATGAGGTTGCCATGGTAGCCGACGTTACCGCAGGCCTTGCACAGAAGGTCGACACCGCGACCTACAACGCGGGGCTTGCACAGAAGGTGGATACGGCCGAGCTTGAGACTGCGCTGAAAGAACTGATCGTTGAGTTCGGCGGCACCGTGCCGCAATAAGGAGCTGAGATGAATATTAAATATGAGTTGCTTTGTTCCGCGGTCGAAAAGCTGGCCGATAAGCTCAACGAGGAGATGCCGAAGGATTTCTATATCGATGAGCTCGGCCTCAGATACCCCTTGGTGCTTTCAGCGATTTTGCTAAACCGTATTCGTGAGCTTGAGGCCGAAGTAGAAAAACTGAAGAAAAAGGAGGAGATCAAAGAATGAAAACTCTTTCCGAAGTGAAAGCCGAATACCTGAACGAGGCTATGGCCTCGCCAGTAGGCGGCTATGTGGTGATGGATCGCAACGGCAAAGTAGCGGCGCACTCTAACAGTGAGTTCGTCCATTGCTTTTTTGATCCGCTCGATCTTGAGTGGGCTCGTGCCAATGGGTATGAGTGCAAGGACGAAGAGATTGACGGTCGTGTCCTGACGTGGGTGACTGCAAAGGAGCGTCCTGGTGAACTCTTCAGGTCTGCTGATGGCGGTTACTACGCCGCCGCTTCTCTGCCTGAGAACGACGACGGCTTTGTCACCGAGCGATATGCAGCCGAAGTTCGAGCTGAGCGCAATGCCCGCATCTCTGACACGGACTGCTACGTCCAACTGGCTGACATGACGGTGCAGAAGGAATCGAAGGTTGCTCGTGAAGCTCTGACCGATGAGGAGCGTGCGGAGGTGATGACGTACCGTGAGGCTCTTCGAGATCTGCCGACGGTCGAGGGCTTCCCGTTCGTCGAATATCCGACGATGCCTGCGTGCATTGCTTATGAGTGCGGCCAGAAGGCTGATGCCCGTGCTGTGCAGGCAAACATGTATAGGAGGGGGTGATGGCTACGCTGAAAGACTACCTACGGTCTATGGGGCTTCGCTCTGGAATGGAAGGATCAGGCCCGTCTACGTCGACATCAATTGCGCTTGCGGATAATACGGACGGTTTCGTCCCGCCTTGCGACGGCTATCTACACTTCCGAGGTGAGCTTGATTCGCTAGATAAATGGTTAACGATGTTCCAGTTGGATTACGGTAGATCATATGACATTGCAGGAACCTCGCCACTAGAGGACGTTGTCCGCGTTCGAAAGGGGATTCCCGTTCGCTTTTCTTCCAAGGAAGGTATGAAAATCAAAGATCTGAAATTCTTTAAGTGTATCGGGGGGGTATAGCCGATACCTTCCGACGTTGTCTTGCAATCGTTTCGGAGGTGCGCTATGGCTTCGCTTGAAGACTACCTCCGAAACTTTGTCAAGGCTGGCAGCGGGTTTGCCGCTCCGTCGGCAAGGCGTGTTTCTTTCACGCCCGTTGTCGACACGGGTAATGAAGCGTGGGGACACGAAACCGCTCCTTCAGTCGGCCTCTTCGTTATCAAATTTGTCAACGCAAACATCGGTTACTGGGATATCCAAAACCAGACTTCACACGCCAATACTTGCGGGGCAACTATCGGCCAGCGCACAGGGGCGAGCTACGTGCCCTGTAACAAGGGCGATTCAATCGCGTACCACCTTGGGAGCACAAACGGACAAACCCCAAACGCAAGTGCCGTTGAGGTCTACTTCGTTTATTCCGAGGGTAGCTTGTAACAACGCTCGCATGGAGGTAGCGGCATGAGTATCAAGGATCAACTTCGTGCCGCTATTCTCAGCGGTGGTGCCAAGGCATTTTGCCCACGTGGGGACTTCGTTGACTTCAACAGTCAGACGTTTGTCGCGCCTCAAAACGGATATATCTGCTTAGGTGTGCGGTCGAACGCAGTGAATCAATGGTTCTCGCTTGGCGCATCTGTGTCGCAAGTGCTGGCAATCCCAAACGCTGGACAAAATCCTGAAGGGTATATCCCTGTTCGCAAGGGAGAGACGGCTCGCTTAGCATACAGTGACGGCATGTCAGTTAACTTTATGCGGTTCTTTCCTTCTGTTGGGGGGGGTAAAAGCCCTGTGGCACAGTCTCTTTGGAGGGTTGTGCCATGCTTAAGAACCTGCTTAACTCGTGCTTTGACGCCTATCGCGGATCGCATAAGAGCGTTATTGCAGGGCACTATATTGCAACAGATCTCTCCTTCCCGACGGGATATGAGAACGTCAATGCAAATGGTTACGCCCCTCCGAGCGACGGGGTGTTCGTTATTCAGTGTGAGCCCGCTGAAGGCTACGCCTACTACAACCTCACGGTTCGACGAGATCAGCTCGACTGTGGGTTCGTTGGGAGCTACGGGCAGACGTGGCCGGTTCTTGAGACTCCTTGCCGAAAGGGCGAAACGATGGAGCTGCTCAGAACATCAAGGCGCACATCCGCTTTTACCCATACATCGGCTCTTAACGTTTGCTTCGGAGGTGCTTCTTATGAATAAGGATCTCCTCCGAGCATTCGGCAAGGCTTCGGCAATGAACGCTTTCCCGTCCAGTCAGAAGATTGACATTCCTGTAGTTGCCGATCAGTGGTGGAACGAGTACGTTGCTCCTGCCGATGGGTTTGTTTTCGTTAGTGGCGAGACTCACGCGGGTGAGGCGGGCAGGGGTATGGCAGAGGTGGCGTGTACGACTGGCGCTACTTCGATTCACTCATACGGCATAGCAAAAGTGACGGTCCCCGTAAGAAAAGGAGAAACCGTGCGAATAGCCGTGAAGGGCGAACTCGGTGTCTACGCAGGCTTCGTCCCTGCGAAGGCCAGCACGTAGCCAAGTCACAAACAAATCAACAACGGCTCCCTCGGGCAAAAGCTCGGGGGAGTTTTTTTGTGCGCGTGTGAGTTCTGATGTGCGAGATACTGGTCTTGCACGAGGAGAGGAGGCTATTCCGAGCCGACGCTTCGTGCAATTTGAATGGAGGATTTGCCATGGGTGAATTCGCAAGCAAGGGTGTCGCAGGAAGCGGCCTTGGACTCGGTATCGCCGGTACCGCTTTGGGTCTTCTCAACGCCAACGGCAACGGCGGCGGCCTTCTTGGCGGTCTGTTGGGCGGCGGTTGTCAGAACGCTCAGCTTGGCCAGGCGCTTAACGCTCTCGCCGAAAAGGACGCAAAGATCGCGGAACTGACGGCCATGCGCTACAGCGACAATCAGGACGCGGCAGTCTACAAGCAGACGCTTGCTGACAACAAGACGCTTCGTGACGAAATGTATGCTTACATCACGCCGATTGCTCAGGAATCTGCGGCCAACCGTGAGCGTGTGGCAGTTCTTGAAGCACAGCAGAAGTGCGAAGCTGAAAAGGCTCAGCTGCGCGAACAGATCATCACGCAGAAGATCGACCGCGTCGCCTCCGACTGTGCATGCGGCCTCAACAATCTGGCCACCGAGGTCGGCTGTCTCAAGGCTCGTGTCAACGCCATCACGAAGGAGGTCGTGCCGCTTGGCGCAATCTGCCCGCAGCCGATGCCCCGTTACAACGAGTGGACGTCTCCCGAAGGCGCGACTCAGGTGACGGTCTCCAATCCCGCCCGCACGACGGCGCAGCAGTAACCGGTAGGAGCGCGTCATGAACGTTGAAGTCTCCCAGATACCGACGATTGCCAGCGAATTCATCACCACGGTGGTCATGCCGAAGGCACCCACCGGGCTCCTGAAGTTTGGCATCGGCTTCGTCTCCCCCTACATCCGCGACGCCGTAGCGGTGCGTGTCGAGCAGTCCCTGCCGACGCTCAAGATGCTCGGCATCGTGGACGAAGGGAAGGTTGATCTTGACCGTGCATCCGCGGCCGCCTACGCCGCGCTCGAAGAGGCCGGCGGCAAGGTGGAGCTTAGCGGCTACATGGTCGACAAGGCGGACATCGACGCGCTCCTTGAGATCGCGAAGAAACACGCGGTCGACTAAGGAGAAAGTCATGGACTTGAAGGACATGCGAAAGATGCAGGGTGAGCGCACCGAGGAAGAGCTTCTGGAGAAGATCGACAAGATCCTCGACGACGCTCGGGACGGCCACTACAGCCTGACATCCCAGAACCTAGAAGATCTTTGTGAAGCGTGGGAGTGCATCAAGCACATCCGCACGGTTCTAGCAATGGATCGTTAACCACGCAGGGGGCGATCCAGTCGTCCCCTTTCTTTTCAATCATGCTGACAACCCTGCAGAACCTCATTCCTCAAGGAGCGGAGAGAGTCATGCTGACCGCAGGCGGTGTGCTGGGCGGCGCCCTGTCATTCGCCTTCGGCGACGTAGGGCCGCTGCTCTGGTGGCTTGTCATCTTCACGGTGACGGACTTCTTCCTTGGCACAGGCATAGCCGTGCTTCAAGGGCAGTGGTCGAGCCATAAGAATTTTCTGGGCATCCTGAAGAAGGCACTGATGTTCGCCATCGTAGCACTCGCCCATGGGCTCGACGAAGTCTTCGCGCCCGTCATCCACTTTCAGATTTTCCAAAGCATCACCATCTGCGCCTATGCAGCCGGCGAGTTCGGCTCAATCATCGAGACTCTGGAGCGCGGAGGCCTTGGCGGCGCAGTTCCGCCGGTGCTCCGTCGACTCGTCAGCACCCTTAACGAACACATCGAAGCTCGCGCCGAAGAAGAGCTGTCGAAACGCGGATTAACCACGGTAAGGGAAAAAGATCATGATTGATGAGAAGCGTGCTTTTCGTTCGTGGCCTGCGTCGTGCGCGACTCGATTTATCGAGGACTTTGAGGGGCGTCGCCTGGTTGCTTATCGATGCAGTGCAGGGGTGTGGACCATAGGCGTAGGCCACACCGGTCCTGAGGTCTATGAAGGCCTGACTATCACCGACGCTCAGGCGGACGAGTGGCTTGCGTCGGATATCCGGAAGGTTGCTGATGACTTGTCTCGGTACATCAATCACGACGTTACGAAGGGACAGTACATCGCCTTGGTTTCATTGGCCTTCAACCTTGGAAGCTATGGCGTCATCACCGGGTGTCCGAAGTTGATGTACAAGCTGAATGCTGGCGACATTGAAGGCGCTGCGACAGAGTTCTTGGATTGTGATCGTGCCGGTGGCAAGCGTGTGCCTGGCTTAACTCGTCGGCGTCAGGCCGAGAGCCGGATTTTCTTAGGAGAAGAATGATGGGCTGGAAGAACCGATTGATCATGGAAAGGGATGAGTTGCAGAGCCGTCTCGATCGACTGTCAGTTTTCATCGTTGGGTTCAGCTTTGCCAAGCTGGATCAGCGAACGAAGTCCCTGCTTCGCATCCAGCAAGGGCTGATGCAGGACTATCTCGCAGTCCTGAACATGAGACTGGAGCGGCTTGAAGACATCGAGGATCGAAAATGAGCAAGGCATCAGAAGCCAGGTACACCCTGATCGAGGGGCGTTACACGTTGAATGACGTTGATTACGTCAAGCATCTTGATACCGTAGGCAACGACTCCCTTATGGGCGGCTTCTACATCGGCATAGTTGTCGGCCTCGTTGCCGCGTTACTCTTGGCCAACTTTCTGGAGTCACTCGTAAAGCTCGTCCTCTTCTTCATAGGAAAGGCGTGACGGGCGCCGGGGCAATATGAGAATCGAAGCCATTACAGTCATTCTCGTAGTCAGTGCGTTCTTCACGGGCTACCAACTGGCGGCGTCCTCGTACGGTGAGGACATTGCAGAACTGCGGGCGGACTATGCCGCTCGCGCAGAAGCTCTAGGAGTAAAGCATCGTGAGAAAGAACAAGCGCAGTACAGGTCTTTGGTCGAGGCGTGGGAGGAGCGCGATACCGCTCTTGCTCGCGCCGATGATCTTGGCGCTGATCTTGAGCGGGTGCGCAAGCAAGCAGCCGACGCTCGCAGTCGACTGTCCGCATCCGCCGGTGGTACATGCGACGCTGAAAGAAAGCAGCTTGCCCGCTGCGCAGACTTACTCGAAAGAGGCGCGGAGTTGGTTCGAAGAGGTGTCGAACTATCTGAGCGCACTGCGATAGACAAAGACGCTCTGACAAAGATCGTCAGTCAGTGACGAAGCTGTAGACGAACTTAGCCGAAAATATAGACGAAGGGGTGGCGCCTAAATGGGCCGAAATTGCCTTGCAATCATTCCGCCCCAACGGTTTGAGGATGGCGCCTATAAAAACTTCGTTAGACGAAAATGCCCCACTTACCTTCGCTGGTAGGTGGGGCGTTTTTTGTGCCTTCGAAAAACGTCACTTCTTCTTCGGCATGATCGTGTCGGCCCACGACTGCATGACGGGACGACGTAGTTCACATAGGTCGTCACGCTGATATGTTTGCTCAACGGCGTTGCCGGTTGCGTGCATCAAGCATTTCTCTGCGACGACTCTGTCCACACTGTTTCTGGCCGCCCAGTCTCGGAAGGTCGAACGGAATCCGTGCATTGTTACTTTGCCGTCTGTGAGCCTGCTGACCGTGTGATACGGGTTGTCGATGCGGATTGGTCTGTGCGCCCAGTAAGGCGACGGAAAGAGAGGTCCCTTTTGGCTCGGGTTAGCGGCAAGCAGCACTTCAATGGCTTGATCGCTCAGAGGGACACGGTGCGGGAAAGGCTTGCGGTCCTTTCTGCGAGCAGGCGGGATGTACCAGATGCGCTCTTCGAGATTGATTTCATCCCAAAACGCGAGCGTAAATTCCTTTCGGCGCGTGGCGGTCAAGATGCCGAAGAGTGCGGCAAGACGTGAAGAAGGCTCTCCGACCTCACCTGCAAGCAATCGGCTTGCGATGTCGATTGCCTCATCAAGCGTAGCGGCAGGGCAATGCCTGGTGGTGTAGATGCGCTGAGGGGATGGCAGCCATGCGTCCAAATTGCCGCGCCAAGTAGCCGGATTCTCTTTGTTGTAAAAACCTTCACGTTTT